GTCTAGATCCTGCAAAAGGATTAGTGATGGATGTTTACGATGATGGACGCATAGTGCCAACCCTTGTAAATCCCCAATATTGGAATTTATTGCCCTCCTCTGTTGTATCTAAGAGTGATGGGCTTGAGACTCCTGTATTGGGAAACATGTTGACGGATGTTAAGTCTGGATGTGAGCCCTCTAGTCTAGTATGCTTGTCGGATGGCGAGCATGTTGTAGGCATGGGCTCTCGGATTAAGTACATGGGACGCACTTACTTACTTACTGCAAATCATGTTTGGAATGGTAACTCTGCAAAGATGTTTATAGCCAAACATGGTATACAAGTTGAAGTATCCTTGGAAGCCCCTATTAGTTTCGGAAGTACTGACCTACGCGTTGACTTCGTTTTAGTTGAGATCGACCTTAAAGTATGGTCTCGACTAGGAGTTAGCGCGGCAAATCTTAGTATCATGGAAAAGCAGTCAATCGTCACCATTTATGGTGGAACTGATACTTTGAAATTAACATGTTCTTCGGGACGTGCTAATAAAGGAGAGTACTCCCATGACATTATCCACACTTGTACCACTGTTAGTGGGTGGAGCGGTTCACCTTTGTACCACAAAGGTTCAATCGTCGGAATCCACGCAGGATCTAAAACTCTGGGTGTCGTTAATCGCGGCGTGAACGTAGGAATGATCTTGGCAATGCCGATATCCCATAAATTGGAAACGGTGTTTTCCGAGATATCTAACACTCGCATAAATGAAGATGAAGCTTATGATCGTGATTATGACTTCATCGATGTTGAAATCATCGGACGCGGTCGCATCGGGATAGGTCGAGGGGAATTTTACATCCCTGACCCCCGACGTATTGAGAGAGATCTCGATACTATTCACCAGTTCGAAGAAGGTGTTAGAACATCAGGAAAGACTCTCTGGGCAGATGATTTAAGCGGTGATACTGTTTGGAACCCGCTAGATGATATAGCCCGAGATCCTTTCTTTAGCTCCTACCGTAGTAACTTAGAGACTCTCCCAAGACATTTAAAGGCTCCCTCTGCTAAAGCTGAAGCGCCGAAAATGCGCACGTTAGAAGCAAAAGAGAGCCATTTAAACTACCAAAGGGTGGAGGCGCCTGTAAAGCGCTCTCCACCCTCATCTCTATTGGAGAGTACGAATGGGACAAGTGTGAACAACTTGCCGCCTCAGGAATGCCAATGTTTGAAGTTGGCAGATCGGGTGTCAAATTTAGAGAAACTAATAGAAAAGCTCCTAGTGTTGCAGTCCTCACCGCAACCAAGGAGTTCCCAGAACTCGCAAATTTCGGATGGCCCGAGCGAGGCTCCCAAGCCGAACTCGGATCCCTCTTGCTCCAGGCCAGTCGCTACAAAGAAACCCAGGCACCGGAAAACCTCCGGAAAGCCTGTGACTCCCTCAAGCGGAAATATCCAAAAGCAAGAGCCCGAGCCTGTTTGCGAGGGGAAAATTGGGACCACCGCGACATCGCGGAGGAGGTTGCGAAGATCTGCGAAAGCAACGTCAACCTCAAAGCCTCCCCCGGTGTCCCACTAAGTATGTTTGGACAAACAAACGGTGAGGTTCTTGGAACCCACCTCGAGTTTGTCATGTGGGCTGTGACTCAGCGAATAGAACTATTAAGTCGAATAGATTTAGTCAGTAGCAACCAGACTCCTAAGGAATTAGTTGAAGCAGGTTTGTGTGACCCCGTTAGACTCTTCGTTAAACAAGAACCCCACTCCCTGAGGAAGCTGAAAGAAGGCAGGTTCAGATTGATCTCCTCCGTATCTCTAATTGACCAATTAGTGGAGCGTTTGATCTTTGGACCTCAGAATCAATTGGAAATACAGAGATGGCGAAATATTCCATCGAAACCAGGGATGGGTCTCAGTCTATATGAGCAAGCTACATCAATTTGGAGAGAGCTTCAAACGAATCATGATATTTGCCCCGCTGCAGAAGCGGATATATCAGGGTTTGATTGGTCAGTCCAGAGTTGGGAACTTTGGGCTGATGTAGTTATGCGGACAGAACTTAGTGACTTTGGACCGAAGCTTAAAAGTGCCGCTATGAATAGATTTTATTGCTTCATGAACTCCGTTTTCCAGTTATCGGACGGAACTTTAATTGAACAGGGTCTCCCAGGGCTGATGAAGTCCGGGAGTTACTGTACTTCAAGCACGAATTCACGAATTCGATGTTTGATGGCTGAGTTGATTGAAGCACCATGGTGTATCGCAATGGGAGATGACTCTGTTGAGGGTTACGTCCCTCATGCCAAGGAGAAATACCAGGCATTGGGTCACGAATGTAAAGATTATATCCCATGCGAGACAGACTCATCAGGAGCTTTACGGAAAGTGAATTTTTGCAGTCACGAGTTGTCAGAGGACTCCTTTTGGTTGACCTCTTGGCCTAAGACGTTATTTCGCTTTCTATGTAGCCCCAAGCCGGATGTTGAGGAACTCCAGGCTGAATTGTGGGGATGTCCTCAATGGACTAAGATCTATAACTACGTCTCTATTGGAAACGGTAGGGACAAATTTAATGGCAAAGAACAGGTCCAGAAACAATCGTCGAGTTGTTCCGATAGTCGAACAGATTATAGCCGCTCCGAGCAACCGGCCCTCACGAAGGCCAGCGGCCCGGCGCCAACGCAAGAAACAACAATCGATGAACTCCAATGGTGGGGGGTTCAGAACGGCCAAAACAGTCAGTATGCCGATGGCGTCTGGCATAGTTTATGGCAATCCTAAACCATCATTGATGTCCCGCAACGGGAGTACATTCATCACACATTGTGGCGTTAATAACACATTTGGCGTCAGCACTACCTTTGTAGCAAATGTGATACAATGTATTCCTTCTGTGGTAGAGCCGTGGATATCTGGTGTAGCTGACAGTTGGAGTAAATTCCGATGGGTCAAATTACGGTGGATATGGGTTCCATCGTGCCCCGTAACTACATTCGGTTCAATTCATTTAGGTCTGCAATATGATAATATTGATTCGACCCCCGTTAGTCCTTCTCAAATGGCATCACTGTACGGGTACACAACAGGTCCTATATGGAACGGTGGACAAGCTTCAAAACTGTTGTCAAATCCTGGTGGTCCGATTCCCGACGGAGCTGTAGTAGTAGATGTGGATGTAACCAGGTTTGAAAAGACATGGTATTCCTACATTGAACTAGCTCAATTTAACGCGCAATCGGCTATAGCCTTAGGGTTAGCCAATTCCTTTAGTCCGGCTAGGCTCGTGATAGCTACGGATGGAGGAACAGTCGTCTTTCCGGGAACCTCAGCAGGAAGACTATATGTGAGCTATACAATTGAACTGATCGAACCAGAAGCCTCGGCTTCCAACCTGTAGGTAACGTCCTACCTCCCCCTGAAGAAGGGGGTTACATGAATGGCAGGCATTCATGCGGACCTTGCACTCAAATCCTGACTACCAATAAGACTTCGG